CCAAGCACGTCAACTAGTAAAAGAAGCTTCAGCTACTGGTACAGCAGCTGGATCTGAAGAATGGGCAGGTGTTGCACTTCCATTGGTACGTCGAATCTTTGCTGAATTTGCAGCTAAAGAATTCGTTTCTGTACAGCCAATGAATTTGCCTTCCGGTCTTATTTTCTACCTAGATTTCAAATATGGTACAAAACAACCTGGATTTGATGATGATAACTTGAACAGAACAGGCGATCCATTTGGTTCTCCAAATGCAGATGACTCCATGTTTGGTGTTACTACTACTTCTGGTGATCCGTCTGGTGGTCTTTATGGAGCTGGTCGTTTCGGATATTCTATCAATGAAACATCTTCTGCCGTAAGTGCAGCTACTGGTTCTGCTCCTACTGTAGCACAAGTTAACGCGGATGGTACATATTCTGCTTCATTAGCACAATATAGAGTAATCACTGTTAACGTACCTACAAATGCTGATTTGTATGCAGTACGTTCTTTCACATTCTCTTCTGGATCAGCTGCTACTGAAATTGTTCCAATTCAAGCATTCTCTACAATTGATAGCAATTACACTGCATCATTTATCGTATCTAGTTCAGTTGCTACTCAAATTCAAACCGCAATTGGTGCGTCTAATTTCAAATTGAATTATAGCAAACAGCCTACTGACATTACTCGCGGTGATTTTGAAGATACAAATCCATTCAAAGGTACTGCATATGGAACATCTGGTATTAACCAAGGTACAGATATTGATATCCCAGAAATTAACCTTGAAATGCAATCTGAGCCAATCGTTGCTAAAACTCGTAAGTTGAAAGCTGTTTGGACTCCTGAATTTGCTCAAGACCTTAACGCTTACCACTCAATCGATGCTGAAGCTGAATTGACTTCAATGCTTTCTGAGTATGTATCAATGGAAATCGATCTAGAAATCCTTGATATGTTGATTGCAGCTGCTCCTACAACTGAGTATTGGTCAGCATTAAATAACAACTTCTGGAATTCTGCGACAGGTGCATTTGTACAAAGTGGTGCTGGTGCGGCTACTGCAGTTGGTGATGGATATTACAATACACAAGGTGGATGGTTCCAAACTCTTGGTACTAAACTTCAAAAAGTAAGTAACAAGATTCACCAAAAAACATTGCGTGGTGGTGCTAACTTCCTTGTAACTTCTCCTGCTGTTGCAACTATCCTTGAGTCTATCCCAGGATTTGCTGCAGATACAGATGGTACTAAAATGGAATTTGCAGCTGGTGTGCAAAAAATTGGTTCAATCAATAACCGATACACAGTTTACAAAAACCCATACATGTTAGAGAATGTGATCCTTATGGGATTCCGTGGTGCGCAGTTCCTTGAAACAGGTGCTGTATTTAGCCCATACATTCCTCTAATCATGACTCCACTCGTATACGATCCAGTTAACTTCACTCCACGTAAAGGTGTCATGACACGTTACGCGAAGAAAGTAGTTCGTCCAGAATTCTACGGAAAAGTATACGTTCATGGTTTGAACACTCTTTAATAGTTAATTGATTAATTCATTTAACCGTTTAACGAATTAAAGAATTAAAGGGGCGGCCGCGGGTCGCCCTTTTTTACTGTTCAATATTTATAATAAAGGAATAATATATGGCAGTACCTTATAACAAATATTCGATGCAGGTTATAATTCGTTACGACGGTCGACTGGTTGATGTATTAGATCGTATACGGGCAATTAGTTTAGTATTAATGGTGCATATTGAACAAGACTTAGGCCCAGATAAAGAATTAGTAACTATCAAAGTAATGACGCCAAAACCACCACACGATACATTTAGAGCTTTACGTCAGGCTTGTTTAGGAAAAATAGAAACTCTTAAAGATATGACGTTACGAGAAACAACACTTACAAAATTATTTTAAGTTTTAATTTAGGTTATTATGGCAACTACAAACAAGGAAAAAACACCACCAAAAAACGATATTAAATTTTCAATAACGTTATCAGAAGAACAAAAACTTGCAAAAGCTAACATTATAGAAACACCGTTTAATTTTATTCTAGGTAAAGCTGGGTCAGGAAAAACATTGTTAGCAGTTCAAATTGCATTGGATATGTTTTTTAAACGGCAAATAAATAAAATTATTATAACAAGACCTACCGTATCTAATGAAGATAATGGATTTTTACCAGGCTCATTAAATGAAAAAATGGAACCATGGCTTGTACCGATACGTAGTAATATGCGTAAGGTTTATAATAAACCAGATATCTTAGATAAAATGGAAAAAGAAGAAAATATAGAATTAGTTTCTTTAGCACACTTCCGAGGACGTACTTTTGATAATGCAATTTGTATTGTGGATGAGTTTCAAAATCTAACAAAACAACAACTACAAATGGTTTTATCCAGGTTGGGTAAGGATAGCATCATGATATTAACGGGTGATCGTTATCAGATTGATTTAAAATTTAATAATGATTCTGCAGTTCATGAAGTTCCTAAATTAAAACCATCAAAATATGTCAATGAAATTATTTTAACAGATAATCATCGACATGAAGCTTTAGAAGAAATTTTAAATCTTCTAAATGAAAAGTATTAATATTTATAATAAAAAGGAGTCAAGATGGATTACAGTGCAAATAAACCAATATGGCCAGGTTCATCATCATTCACTGCTGGTAGTACCCCATTTGGTTTTTTCGATAGTGATGCACTGTTTCAATCTCATGCAGATAAATTTGCAAAATATGCGGCACAACACGTAGGATATCCTATAATGGATGTCGAATTGCAAGACATTAACTTTTATACTGCTTTCGAAGCTGCTGTTATAGAATATTCAAATCAAGTCAATCAAATTAACATAGTTAATAATTTGATGAGTACGTTAGGTATTCAAACCGGGTCTAGTTTTTTAACGAGTCAAGGATTCACTGGTGCGGTTGTTGGAAATTCATTAGGATATATTACTAAATTATCTAGAGCATATGGTACTGAAGCCGATTCTGGCGGTACAGTAAAATGGCGAAAAGTTAAATTAGATATGGTTCCTGGCCAGCAAACATATAGTATGCGAGCTGCTGTATCTGCATCATTAGCTGCCGAATCATCATCATTATCAGCAACAAGTTCTATAGAAATTAAACGTGTATTACATAATCCACCCCCAGCAATAGTTCGTTATTTTGATCCATTTGTAGGAACAGGATTAGGATCACAACAATTATTAGATTCATTTAACTTTGGAGGATTTTCACCTTCAATTAGTTTCATGATGATGCCAGTCCATGCAGATTTATTAAGATTGCAAGCAATTGAATTTAATGATCAGGTACGTAAATCTCATTATACATTTGAAATACATGGTGATGATATTAAATTTTGGCCAATACCGACTGCCGGATCCGGTAGCTCTGCATCAAGTATATTTTATGGACAAGTCTGGGTAGAATATATATTCGCAGAAGAGAAAGAAAAGGATGCCTTGCTATTTGGTAATTCCGCACTTTTAACAGGAGTTGTAAGTGACGCGTCTAATATACCATACAAGTATCAAACATACAGTAGCATTAATGATATGGGGCGAGCTTGGATCATTAAATATGGTGCCGCATTAGCAAAAGAAATGTTAGGATATGTACGTAATAAATATTCATCTATTCCTATACCAAATGCTGAAGTAACACTTAACGGATCTGACTTAGTATCACAAGGGCAATCTGAAAAAGAAGCATTGATAACTCAGTTACGAGAATTTTTAGATAAAATGACTAAAGAGCAGATGTTAACAAGGCAAAATGCAGAATCTACTCAAATGAATGAAATATTAGCAAAAGTTCCGCTAAAAATTTATGTAGGATAATAGAAAATGGCTTTATTTGGTGGAATACGAGATGCTAGATTTTTAGCTGCGATTAATTCGGAGTTATTGAATTTTATTGTGGATACGGAAATAGAATTTTATAAACTAATTGTTGAACATACGGAATCTAATATATATGGAGAATCTGATGCTAAGTCATATTATGATTCTATATTAATTCCTTGTTTAATAACAAAAGATGATAAAACTGCGAATATGGATGATTATGGCCATTCATATACCAGAACCGCACAGTTTGCTATTTCTCGCGATATTTTAGAACGAGCGGATTTTATGCCAGAAGTTGGCGACATAGTTTTTTGGGACAATGAATATTATGAATTAGAAAATGTTGATATCAAACAATATTTTGTTGGAAAAAATCCAGTAACATGGCCGAATGGTGATCAACATGGTTATAGTGTATCGGTGTTATGCAATGCTCATGCAACTCGTCAGACACCAATTGGTATTAAAAATTTAAGACGCGGCGGAGACAATGATTTTGCATATAAAGGATTTTGATGCCTAGATTGAATAGACAAAATATTGATCGAAAAACTAATAAACCTGAACCAAAGAAAACGGAAGGTTTAACGGATGATTTATTATTAAATCGCGCAGAACAACTGCGACGTGATGATGATGTTATTCGTACCCCAAAACGAACAATTTATGATATCGATTATGCAATTAAATGGTTTATTGACAATGAAATACGACCACAGATAACTGCTAAAGACCAAGTTATATCAGTACCTGCTATATTTGCAAATGGAGAAAAATGGGATAACGTGCGTAGATTAGGATATTTGCGAGATGAAAAAGGTATGCTTCAATCTCCTATAATCATGTTAAAACGTAATTCAGTGGCAGAAAGAGATTCATTACGTACACTAGATGCTAATCGTCCACAATCAGATAATGTTCGTATATATAAAACCAAATACAATGAACGAAATCGGTATCAAGATGATTTATTTCCGATACCAATTAATAATCCACAAAAATCTGAAAAAGTATATGTTGTCGATATACCTAAATATGTTACTATAGAATATGAAATGATGTTGTGGTGTGATTTTACAACACAAATGAATTCATTGGTAGATCAGATAATGCCATATGGTAGATTTGCTTGGGGTAATGAAAACAATAAATTTACCACATCTATAGGTAGTATCAGTTTTGAGACAGTGAATACGGTAGGTGAAGATCGGTTAGTTAGAGCTACTGTACCATTAACAGTTTTAGGTACGTTACTATCTGAACAAGAAGTTCGCAGATCTACCGTTAAAAAAATGTATTCTATTAAGAAATTATCATTCAATCAGATTGTCGATGTAGCAGAAGATATATTTTCATCTACAATTGTACCACAATCATTGTTGCAAGCACAGAGTTATGTAAGCAGCGGCGGAAGTGTATTAGTATCCGGTGGAACAAATGCTACTATAGATGCAACTACAATGGCATATCTAACGACATTATCGGACAAAACAGCAACATATTCATCTGCTACCACAGTAACAGTTACCGGATTAGCTGCTATAAATCCGGTTAGTAATACTACTGCTACAAAAAATGAATTTAATGTGTATATA